CCGTCGCCGTCGAGATCTCGACCCCCACTCACCGACTCACCGACTCACCGACTCACCGATTCACCGATTCGCCGACGACGCGTAGCCGGTCAGGCCGGAGGCCAGCATGGCCCGGGCCAGCAGGTCCTGGAACTTCGCCCCGTCCAGCGCCGGGTAAAGGTCGTAGAGGGCCTCGCCGATCTCCTCGAGGGACCGGGCCCTCTCGATCACGTCCAGGATCGGGCCCAGCATGGCATCCATTTCTTCGGCGCCGGCCGCCACGGCGCCCGCCGCGATCCGCTCGACGGCCATCTGGCCGAGAAGGATCCCCGCGTCTTCCGCGAAGACGTCCACCTCGCCGGTCTCCTGCTCCGGAGCGCTCGGAGCGGTGATCGCGCCCTGGTCCCCAGGCCTCGCCAAGCCTTTGCCGGTCTCTTGCTCCGGAGCGCTCGGAGCGGTGATCGTGCGCTCGCCCTCTTTGGCGAGCGGGATGCCGTAGGTGTCCTCGATGTAGGACTCCGGCACCCTGGCCGCCAGGCCCAGGTCCACCAGCAGGATCTTGTCCCGCTCGGCGAGCGGCTTCAGATCCTCCTCGGGCGACGTGCGGCGCCACACCTTCGGGTAGCCCGTCCGCCCCCCCGCCGGGAAGTTGTAGTCCACCAGCCAGCGCACGACGGTGCGGTTGACGAGCTCGCACATGGCGTCGGCGTCGGCCTTGAGGATGTCCGTGCGCACCTCGTTGTGGACGCTGCCCAGGGCGTAGGACCCGCCTCCGGTTTTTCCGGTGTCCGACGTCAGGGTCTGCCCCAGCAGGATCTTGGCGATCGCACGGTCGAAGTACTCGCAGAGGCCCTCGTAGTTGTCCTGGCCCGTGCGCTTCGCCTCGAGCAGCTCGACGGCCATGCCTTCGGGGATGGCGATCCCGGTTTCCTGCTGGATGGCCGCGATGGCGTCCAGGAGCGTCTGCTTCTTGTCTTCCATGCCGGGGGGGTATTTCCCGACCGGCGTGGGAGCGCCGAATTTTTCCGCGAAGATCATCCAGAACTTGACGCCGTTCTTTTTGAACCAGACCGGCCAGTAGCACTGGTGGCCCAGGCCGCGCCCGTAGGGGTTGGCGTCGTGCCCGCCGTAGCTCCACACGATGAATTTGCGCTCCGGCACCGGCTCGCCGTCCCATTGGTTCTCGGGCGTGAGCATGCGCGGGTTGGAATCCATGTCGAACACAAACCGGGATGGCCGCCGGCCTCGGAACGATTCGATCCGCACCTTCCCGTCCCGGATCTCCCACATGACCTCGACCGGCTTGTAGCCGGTGAGGACCGCCTGCATGAGCGCATCGCACAGGCCGTCGAAGTTGGCCTCTTTCAGCACCTCCTCGACGAAGTCGGCGATCTTCTTGTCGCCGCGCTTCTCTGTCGCCGGCTCCACCTGCCACTCGCAGGCCTGCAGCGCCAGGGACCGCGTCTGCAGCATGGAGAACACCTGCCAGTCGCGCTCCAGCTCCTCGTAGAGACGCACCCCCAGTCCCTGGGACTCCTGGCGCAGGACCACGTCCGGGTTCTCCATCCGGTTGGCCCAGCCCCAGAAGATGTCGACGTCCTTGCGGGCCGTGGCGACCTCGGCGGTCACCGGGCTTCCGGCGGAGGGTTTCAGGGTGTTTTTGAGCTCGCTCTCCGGCATTAAAAGTTGCTCGCTTTCATGAATTGGCGGCGCTGACCGGTACTCAGAAATTCAATCTGCGTGGCCGGACTCGACGCCGCGTGGATCGCCAGCGCCAGGGCCCAGAACCGGTCGGCGTGGCCGTTCGTGCCCCGGTCCGCGTCGAACCGGATGTTGCCGGCCGCCGTGGTGGTCTTCTTCACGGCCCGCAGGTCGGATCGGATTGCGGCCCGATGGGGAATCTTGATTGCCTGATCTTCGAATGCCGACCGTACCGGGTAGGCGAGAGCTTCCTTGACCTGGGCGGAAAACCGCACGCCCTCGACCCGGTGCCCGTACTTCTCGACGGCCCGCTCGGCGAGCTGCATGCCGAGGCCCGTCGAGTCGATGCAGCAGCGGCGCACAGCCGGTAAATCCAGGACCGCATAGAGCTCGGCTTCCTGCTCGCCGAAGCGCTTCCCCTTGAGCTCCGACAGGAGCCGCGTGAACAATCTGCCGTTGATTCGCTCAAGCACCCAGATGGCGGTGAGGTCGTGATTTCGACCGATATCCACCCCCACATAGAGGTCCGCGAGCTGTCGGCCGCCGAAAATTCCATGCGCGTCCATCTCCCAGTGTTCGGTCAACGCATACTCGCAGCGGGCGATCTGGTCGTAGGTCAAAAAGGCCCCCTCGTCGTCCGCCGGCACGCAGCAGTACTCCTGCAGAAAGGTCTCCTCGTCCGCGCAGCCGGACCGGACGTAGTCGAAGTAGGCCGCCTCGTCCATCTCCTGCGCGGGGTGATCCGGGGGGAGCTTTTCCTGGAGCTTGTACAGAAAGCCCTGGTCCAGGGCGTCCTGCAGGCGCACCGTGTGCAAACTGAATTTTTTGGGATTGCCCTTGTGCCTGATTTCCTGCACCAGCTCGTTGAAGAAGTTGGCGCTGCCCCGGTGCGTCGAAATGATCTCGAGCTGCCCGCCCCAGGTGACGCCGGGGTACGCGATGGCGTAGAGCTTGCGCGGGTCCGGGTGCAGGGCGAACTCGTCCAACACTCTCCCGCCGCGCTTGCCGGCCTGGGCGTCCGGGTTGCTGCTCATGGAATGGATCCGCTTGCCGTTTGTGAACTGAAGCACGTAGGCGCTGATCTTCTTGTCTGGGTCGATCACCTGGAGGCCCAGGTACTCGGCGCCGGCGTTCAGCAGGCGGGCGAACAGCACGCAGTCCTCCAGGAAGAGGCGCGCCTGGATCTCGTCCCGCGAGGAGACCCACTGGTCGTGCCGAGCCTCGGCCTGGGCCGTGCGCTCGACGCACCCGTAGGCCGTCGCCCAGGACAGGCCGATCTGCCGCGCCTTCTCCTCCAGCTTCAGCCGGCTGTGATCGTCGATCCAGCGCCGCTGGTACGGCAGAAACAGGCTGTCCGGGTTTTCAGGCACCACCTTCGCTTTTCCCATTCACCCTCTCACCGATTCACAGCCCCATTTGCTCGCGCAGCCTCTTGAGCGTCGCCGCGTCGGGGACGCTCCTCTCGCCTTCCGCCTTCCGCCCTCCGCCTTCCGCCTCCCGCATCCCGCCCTCGGCCTTCTTCTCCTTCGCCAGCGCGGCCATGCCGGAGATGACCTTGCCCAGGTCGATGTCCCGAAAGCCCACCTCGCCGTCGGCCATGAGCGACGTGGCCCGGGCGATCGCGAACAGCGAGAACGCCTTGACGTTGGATTCCAGGTCCTGGCCCCGAAACTCCTCGAAAACGCGTGTGAGCTCCTGGGTCGAATCGTGGAGACGCCGCTCCCGCCGCACCGCCCGGTAGTAGGCGGCGATGGCCTCGTGAGACAGCACGTGTCCGCGCCCGGCCAGGAAATCACGGGCGGCCTCGAGGGTCAGCGCCTGCCCGTCCAGGCTCTCGATCACCTCGTCCTGCAGGCTCTCCGGGAGCTGAAGGAAGTGGAAGCGCGCCTTCTTGCGAGCGGAAAGCACCAGTTCGCGGTGGTTCATGCGTCAGGCTCCGATGTCCCGCTTGATGGCGCCGATTTCGTCCACCAGGTCCCTGTAGACATACAGGTTCGCGGCCAGTTCGACGGCCTCGTTCGCCACCAGGTCGCCGTTGATCAGATCGATCGGTTCGTGCCGCGGGAGGTTGTTCCGGATGCCGTCCCGCAGACCCTCGATCCTCAGCCGCAGCTTCACGGCTTCGGCCCTTTTTTCCTCGAGCAGGCCCATCAGTCGCAGTCGTTCGCTCATCCCTGGAATCCCTCCGCTGTTTTCTTCAGACGCACGTTGGGGCAGTACTGGTTCGTCTTCACGTCGTCCCGGATCCCCTGCAGCCCCTGGCAGACCATGAGCAGCACGTCACGGTAGTCCCCGGTGTACTGCTGGGTCACCTTGACCAGCTCGACGTTGCGCTCGTACATCTCGCGCACCTCCTCGATCCTCAGCTTGTTGTCCCCCTGCATCCGCAGCATGTCCTCGCGGTACACCTCCAGGGTGCGCTGATGGGATTTGTCCGACTGATACCAGATGAGGAGCACCACGGCCGGGAAGCCGACCTGCGAGGCCAGTGTGACCAGGGTCTTGAGGTCAAACATCTCGATCATGGGGAATTCCATATTTTTTCGATCTTGTGCCCGATGCCGACCAGGGCGCAGGCCGCGGACGCCTTTTCCAGCGCCGCCTCCAGCTTCCCGTCGACCAGGTCGACGATCGCCAGGGCGACGAGGCCGGAAACGCCCAGCCAGGTCTTCCATCCGCGCATCACAGCGCAGCCACCCGGGCGGCCAGCACTTCGTTCGGCCTGAACTTGATCCTCTTGCGGCTCGGGATCTGGATTTCCTCGCCCGTCTTCGGGTTGCGCCCGACGGTGGCCTTGAAGCGCTGCAGCCGGAACGTGCCGAGCCCGCCCATGTACACCTTGTCCCCATCCGCCAGGGCGTCGGTCACCGCTCCGATGAGTGAATCCAGTCCCTTGGCCGCCACCCCTTTGGTCACGCCCATGTCGTCCGCCATTTTTTCGATCATTCTCGCGCGTGTCATCTGTCGCTCCTTCAACCCGACGTGCACGATACCCGGCCGTCGGGCCCTTCCAGTGTGGTCTTGAGGTCCCACAACCCCTTCATCGGCCCCGCAACGGAACGCGCCGCTCCACCGAAAGGGTCGGGACCGCGGTGACGTCCGTCATGGCGAGAGCTCCTACTGATTCGTGATGCCGCCTCCGGACGGGGTCCCGATCGGCTTCCACTGGTGGTTGTACCAGGCCCCGTATTCCGTTCGGGTGGCCTTGGCGGTCGCGTTGGTCGCCGAGATGCGAAACAGCAACAGCCCGGTTTCGGGCACGCCCGTGTACGTGTAGGCGACGTCCCCGTTGGCGTCCGGCGTCAGGGCCCCCGTGCTTTTCTTTCCGGTCCAGGTGGTCCCCTGGTCCGCGCTGTACTCCAGGTCGTACCCGGACGCCCCGGAAACGGCCTTCCACGTGAACTTGCAGTCCGCCGCCCATGCCTCGCCGCCTCGCGCCGTCAGGGTCTTGTGCCAGTCGAACGGGTGGATGCAGGCCAGCGTCAGCAACGCGACGAGAATGAATCGACGCATGGGTGAATCGGTGAATCGATGCCGCATGACGATCTCCTTCTATTGCCCGGGTCCAGGCGTCCCGGAGCCCTGGAGCGCTTCGAGCCGCTTGCGCAGTGCCGCGATCGCCTTCAAAATCTGCTCGGCGTCCGACAGCCCGGCCGCGGAGGCGAAAATCTCGCCGATGTCCTCGCCCGTGGTGCTGAGCCGCGGGGTGACCGTGACGGGCTTTGCGGTCGACACCGTGCAGACGATGCGGCTGTCCCGCTCGGCATGGTTCGTGACGTTGACGGTCATGCACCCGTTCAGCGCGAAATTCGCACCAAGAATGAGAAGTGCCAGGCGTCGCATCGCGTCTCCCTCGCGCATCAGAAAAGCTCCTCGATGACCGACCGGGCCGCGGCGACGATCACGTCCACGGACAGGGACAGCCCCTTTTCCGCGGTCAGGGACTTGATTCGTCCCCACGCGGAATCCTTGCGGATCTGGCCCAGCAGTTCGTGCCCGCGCCAGGTGAGCGCGGTCGCTGCAAACAGGCCACCGGAGCCGGGAGGCCCCATCCGCCTGGCCTTGATCAGCCCGGCCTCTCCAAGAATCTCGATGTGGCTGGAAACCCTGCCGCGATCGTGGCCGGGAATGACGTCGGCGTCCACGTAGCCGTCGCCGTCCGCCTGCTCCTCGACCGCGATCAGAATTTTTCGGATCAGCTCCCAATCGCGCTTCATTTTGGTCGCCCAAAAGTGTCGACGTCATCGTGGGGGCGGGGTTTATCCCCGCCCGTATCGGGTGAACAGCGGGCCGATGGAGTGCGGAAGTGGGCTGGAAAAAAGACAAGGCTCGGACAACCCACTGTTCACAGGGTCGGCCGAGCCTCGAAAGGCGGGCTCTGAGGCCGGCGGGTGGTCCGCAGGAGACGCCCCGCTCAACGGATGGAGGCGGCCCGGGTGACGCCCGGACCGCCCTGATTGCCGTGACGGCAATTCGTGACGATTCCCTTATGGATGGGACTGCTTCCTGTTGTCAAGAACTTTTTTACACCATCGCCTCCACCAGCTTGCCGAGGTCGATTCGCGCCTTGTCGGGCGGGGCGATTTCGGCGCCGGTTTCCTTGGCGATGGATTCCAGGTTCGGCTCGATTTTGAAGTGGTCGGTTTTCTCGCGCCGGGCCCCGGTCCTGGCGAGGTCCGAGTCGCTCAGCTTGCGCATGGCGTCGAGGTCCGGCTTCTGGACCGTGCGCAGACATTCGGTCAGCCCCAGGGCCAGGAGCGCCTTCACGACGATCTCCTCCTTTCCCTTGGGGATCTTGATGCGCTCGGCGACCCGGAAGCTCACCCTGCCGAAGGTGAGGACTCTGCTGCGCTTCCTCACGAACTCGGCCTTGCGTTCCCGGCAGAAAATTTCAATGGCGGACTGGATCTCGGCTCTCTCGGCGAGGATGCCGGCGGCCCGGCCCCGGTAGTCGGCGAGCAGGTCGTAGAGGCGCTCGTTGTAGTCGGCGTCCAGCAGGGCCAGCTGCAGGTCGAGCCGCCCCATGCGCTCCACCAGGGCGTCCACGTCGGGCCATTCCTGGGGCCCAGGGACCGGGTGAACCGGCGAATCGTGGGGGAGGGGCTTGTCTCCGTCCGTCGTCGCATCCATCAGGCCGCCTCCCCCCTGGCCGCCAGGGCCTGCTTGAGCTCCCACAGAATCTGCATCGGCACGGGGCGCATGTCGCGGTCCGCCCTGACTTTCAGCTCCTCCAGGACGTGCGCGGCGGCGGCGAAGTCCACGGACACCCTCAGGTCCTGGCTGATCTTCTTGACGGTCTTCCTGGCCTGCTTTCTAATGACGGATCCCACGGGGACGGTCAAGGGCCTGGGCGACGGCTGCTGGGGCGGCGCGGGTGGGGCCGCCTGCCTTTTCGGCTCGGGCTGCCGGGGCGCGGCTTGCGGCGGACTCGGGGGCGGCGCGGCCATGTCCTCGCCGTCCGCGGCGTCCTCGAGCGGGTGCGGGTATTTGCCGGGGGCCTTCCAGTCGTGCAGCCATCCCTGGCGGAAGCCCTTATTGTAGCACTTGCGGCACAGGCCCCGGCCCTTGATGAGCACTCTCTTTCCGACGTCCAGGCAGTCGGGGTGGGAGCAGTAGTCGATTCTGGTGCTGGGCATGGTGGTCTCCTTTGAGTTGAGGATGTCCCCGAAACCGCTTTCGGGGACATCGGGTGAGAGAGCGGTGTCACTCGATCCACACCACGTTGACCGGGGCCGGCCCGACGTCGACGTGGATGAATCCCTGCCTGTAGATGCCGACCCGGTTGAACCCGGCCGTCAGCAGTGCCTTCAGCAGGCGGTATCGATCGGCCCCGTCCGCGACCTTGATGTCCGCGGCCTTCCCGTGGGTGTGGTACGACTGGCTCACGCCGCCCACTTTTTCGTTGTGGGCCGGGCAGCGGTAGCCGGACACGACGTGCATCGGGGCCCCGTACAGGCGCCTGGCGGCATCCAGCCTGCCCAGCAGCGCCGGGTCGATTCGGACCCTCCCGCAGCACTTGCACCGGAACTCCTCCGGCTTGAAGTAGAGCGATTCCTCCGTCAACGCCGTCCTCCTTCTCCGATTCCTTTCAGGGTCTCGTTGAACTGCTTGAAAAACTCGCGCTTCTCCTCCCGGGTGAGCTCCCGATCGGCGGGGTCGGCGTCCGGATCCGCGCCCCCCTCTCTCCACTCGACGGCCTCCTCCCCGCGCGGCCCGCCCTGACGGCGCTGCTGCTCGCGGCCGCGCTCGACGTGTGCGGCAAGTTTTTCGGCTTCCTCCCACGCCACGCGGCGCAGGTAGTTGTGGTTTTCCAGCGCCTTCGGGCGCCGTGCCAGGACCGCGTCCAGGGCCGCGGCCCACACGTGGGGCGGGCAGGGGCGCTCCTCGCCGCCCTCCCAATGCACCGTTCCCGGCTCCACCAGGGCCTTGAGGTCCGCCAGGATTCTCAGGGCTCGCGGCCACGCCAGCCCCCTGGACCCGCAGGCTCCGGCGTCTCGTCCGCCGGCCCGCCGGAAAAGCCCCAGGTAGGGCAGGGCCAGGTCGCGCACTCTCCCCGGCAGCTGCTCGAGCACCCCGATGAACTGGCGCACCGTCGTCTCGTTCCGGAACGCCTCGGCGCTCACAAGCGCCCCGCAGCAGGGACAGATCAGCCTCACCGAGACCTCCCGGAGTGGTCCAGAAGCAGGTCCGTGCCGTGCAGGTAGCCCACGTGCGCCGCGTGGCACTCCGTGCAGCACGCCGTCACCTTGATGTGATCGTCGTCCGGCGGCTCGTATTCCGCCGAAAGACACTCCGGCGGGATTTCCTTGCCGCAGTTTTCGCACGTCATCCGCTGCACCTCCCGTTCGGGCATGAGAGCTGCTCCTGGAGCTGCACGAAGCACTCCCGGCACAGGGCCCTGCCCAGCACGAAGAAAACCTCGTCGACATCCTCGCCGCAGCACTCGCACCAGCATTGCGACCCCATTGTCCCGTCAGTTCCCGGCATCGTGCGACACCTCCCTGACGGCGGCGTGCTTGCGTCGCATCCAGTAGCGGATCTGAGCCTCGACCGTGCGCTCCTCTTCCTCCGCCACTCCCCGCAGCCACGAAAGCAGCTCGGGGTGGGCCGTGAAATCGATCACCACGGTGGTGAACCGCTCGCTCGGCGCAATGGGCTCGCGCCGCACTTCGGCCTCCGTTGCGACCGTCCCGGCGGTTTCGGGGACCGGGTCCCGTGCCGGAGGGGCATCCTCGGGCGTGTGCGGGGCCGCATCCACCGCCTCCTGCCGAATCCTGGCGCGCTTGCGATCGAGCCAGGCCCTGTTCCGCGCGCTCTTGGCCTTCCGGCACACCAGGGTGAGCTTGTCCGGTCGGCTGTTGTCCATGCCGAAGTCGGCGATCGGGTGATGCGTGCGGCACGCCGAGCAGTATTTTTCCGTTCGCGCGCCGTCGCTCACCGCTTTCGGCCTGACCGTCGGCTTCGGCTGCTGGACGGCGGGCGCGCGCGTGTCCCTCGCCTGGGCCGCGAGCTCCTGTCGATTCGCCTTGTCCCTGGCTCTCCAGGCGCGCTGCCGGGCCGCCGCCACCGCGCGGCAGACCACCGCCCTGCCATGCTGACCGGAGGTCTGCTTGTTGAACTCATCGATGGGGTGCGTGGTCTTGCACGCGCTGCACCATTTTCTTGCGAGAGCTCCGCCCTTGTCCGCGGCCGGCGCCGGCGTCGGCTCCGGCAAGTTCTTCCCTTTCATGACCCTCCTTCCCTGCTCGCATTTTTGACACTCCAGGAACATGGCCCCTTTTCGGGGGCCGATCTTCATCTGCTGACGCTTGACGCATGTGGCGACGGGGATGGTCGCGTGCATGCGATCGCACCGCATGGTGCTCATACGCCCCTCTCCTGCTCCTCGACGATCGTCCGCATCTGGCCGAAGACGTCCTCCAGGGACGCCTTGCTGATCCGCCGGGCCCGCTGGATGATCTCGACGCCGTGCCGCACCAGGCTGTTGTGGCAGGCAATCACCTCGTCCGCCGTCCGGGGGTAGTAGTAGCCCGGGCGGTTGCTGGCGTAGCTGCTGCAGATGGGCTTTCCGAACACCTTGATGAGGTTGGCGACGGCCTGGCGCACCACGCGCGGGTCGGCCTCCAGCTCCAGCGCCATGTCCTGGTACGAAACCGGGTCCCCCCTCCCGCGGTGCTTCCCGATGATGGCGTCGCACCGGGCCTCGATCAGCGTCATGTCACGCTTCATCCTTCACCTCCACTCACTCGCCGATTCACCCACTCACCGATTCCCCGGTCTTTTTCTTCCGGTCCCGGTGGATCATCAGGGCCTGGAGCACCTTGTAGAGCTGCCCGACCTCCAGCCACTGCACCTTTTCCACGTCGAACATGCGGCGGGCCATCCCGTCCGCGTACTCGAACCCGGCCCCGATCTCGCCCAGCACCTGGTCCATCTTCACGATCATCCGCCGCTTCTGCGTCTCCACGCTCGGGATCCTTGGCGCCCCGGGCGGGCCGTCGCTCCGCCCCTCAAACCCGCCCGCCTTCATCCGGTCCATGACCTGGGCGAACTGACGCGTGCTCAGATCCACACTGCTCGCGACCCCGAAACTCCCGAGCATGGCCCGGTAGTCCTCGTCGCTCATGCCGATCTGGGCCCGGGCGATGTGCAGCAGCGCGATGCGCTTCCGGTCGATCCGCGTTCCGCTCTTTGCCGTTTCCGTTCCCTTTGTCACGGTGGGGCATCCTTTCGCGGGCGACGATCAGGGTCACCGCCGTCCCGCACTCGTCGTCCACCCAGATCATCACGCCGTCCTCGTGGCTCCACCACATGCTGAGCGTCTTGTACGGCTCCAGGCGTCCGTTTATGTTAACCCACAAGTTTCTCTGCTGCCGCTTGACGCGCTGGCTGCGACTGAGCATGAGATTGACCGCCTCGAGGCTCGTGGCCGTCCCTCGCCGCTCAAGCCAGCGCTGCTGGAAATGCCACGTCAGATGTGTGATCGGCTCCACGGCACCCCCTCAGTTGCGGCTGACGGGGATCGCCACCAGGGCGCGCGCGTCGGGGCCGTGCGGCATCCCCAGGACCACGAACACCGGCTCGTCCTGCCGGCGGTGAAGAGCCGCCAGCCCCTGGAGCATCCGCTCGGCTACCTCGTCGAAGCGCTCCGGACCCTCCACGTACTGGTCGAACCGGATCCCCAGCAGCTCCCGCACGTGCCCGGAGATAAACCGCTCCGCGAGCTCGTCCAGCCGCTCGTCCGTCAGCACCGCCAGTCCCATCCTCCGTTCCGTCAATTCGATCCGAGCCATCATTGTCCCTCCCGTTCGATCATCTGTTTCACCCGCCGGCTGTTTTGCTCCCCGAGCCTCCGGACCGCCTCGTCCTGGCCGCTCAGGGCGTCGACCCAGTCCATCTCGTCGAGGTCGGCCCCGCCCCACTCCCGGCGCTCCCGAACGATCTGGAGCATCGCGAGCAGGAACACGCCGCACATCGCCCCCAGCCAGTACCCGATCAGAAACGACCCCCATTCCATGTCAGCCTTCCCCCTCCTCGAACGCCCGCACCGCCTCCACCAGGTCGCCGATCGTCCCGCAGAGGGCGAACACCCCGGCGTGGACGTTCGTCAGCGCCTCCACCACCAGCGCCTTCCGCTTCGCCCGCAGCTCCCGGAGCCGCGCCGCCTTCTCGCCGTCGTCCGGCAGGGCCACCGGGCCCTGGACCAGCTGATAGCGGCCGTCGCCCAGGTCCCTGACCGCCCCAAGGCGGACCACCGACCGCAGCCACTCGCGCACGTAGTCCGCGGACGCCGCAGACACCTCCTGGAGCTCCTCCACGGTGACCGGGCTGCCGCACTTCTTGCGCATGCGCGCGTAGTCCCACATCACCTTTTTTTTGCTTGGCTTTTCTTCGGAGCGCCCCACCACCTCGTAGACCCACTTCTCGCCCGGGACGGCCCGGACCTCCCCGCGCCGCAGCATGTCCCGCAGCGTCGTGCCCACCCGCTCCCGGTCCCTGCGCGACCGCACCCCAACCCGGTCGCACAGGTCCGCGATCCGGAACGTGGCCCCGCGGCCCATGCCGGCCAGGGCCTCCCGCACCTTCGCCGCGAACGAATCCGCCCGCTTCATGGCCGCCCCCCGTTCGTCCTGGCCCCCTTGAGGCCCATGCCCGTCGCGATCCGCGCCATCTCCTCCGTCACCACCGGCTGGCCGTCCTCGCCGGGGCCCCGGGCGTTGACAAATTGCACCAGGGCGATGAGGTCCCGGCGCACCAGCCGGAAATCCCCCTGGCTCGACTTGTGGAGCACGTCCGCCACCCCCGGCGGCAGCTTCAGGCCCGCCGCGTCCATCGCGTAGAACATGATGTCCGAGACGCCGATGGGGTCGAACTGCACCTGCTGGTACGTCCGGGACCAGACCCGGCCGTTGGCCTGCATCAGCCCCCGCAGCTCCTCCTCGCCCACCAGCACGAACGGGCACGCGGTGGCGTCCGAGAGGTCCAGGACGATGTCCAGGAAGTCGCGCCGCAGCTTCTGCATCTCGTCGATAAATACCGGCCGGTCCGTGCCGGCCAGGGCGTCCACCACCGCCTGGTAGCACGACCCCTTGCGGCCCGGGGGCGACGTCACCCCGACCTCGCGGCACAGCGCCTGGATGAAGTCGAGCTCGTTGCGCTTCCAGATGCTGGCCACCCTCAGGTAGATGCACCCGTGGTTCGCCGCGAACCACTGGGCCGTGCGCGTCTTGCCCCGCCCCGGGGGCGACGGCACCGCCCCCAGGCGCCCCTCGCCGCGCGCCTGCCCCAGGGCGTCCATCATCGACTCGAAATTCCGCACGTTCTTCGTCTTCACGAACACCGGCTTGACCTGCACCTGCCCACGTTCCATCCGTGCCACCTCCTCCTGCCTGTCCACGTCGATTCACACCTCCGGCCTGGCGGTGCTGGGCTGCCACCAGCCCTGCACCCGGCGCGCCTTCACCCGCTCGACGGTCACGTTGTGCGCGTCCTGCGGGTTCAGCACCCCGTAGAGGTCCACCCACTCCCGGACTGCCTCGTCCCCAGGCCACTCCTCGTACTGGCACCGCGTGAGGCGGCTGAGCACCAGGTGCGCCAGGGCCTTGACCTGTTTGGGCGTCACGTCCAGTCTCGTTCGCCTCCCTCCCTCACTGGTGCAGCAGCGCCATCTTGATCCGGAAATCCTCGAAATAGTCCCGGAACCGCTCATACTGGGCCGTGCGCTCGAAGTAGCCCATCCAGTCCCGCTCCTCGCGAGGGATCAGCATCCCCTGGGCCTCGTATTCCAGATCCTTCTCGTAGCGGTCCATCTCGGGCAGGAGGCGCACGGACTCCCAGAGGGTCGGCCGCCGCTCCACCTCGGGGGCCTCGTCCGCGCACCGGAAGTCCACGTCGATCACGTTGGACGCCTCCGCCGCACGCTCCCGCTCGTGCAGGGCCACCAGCTCCCGGAACTCGCGCTCGGCCCGCTCCCGCTCCTCGTCCGTCAGCGCCCGCTCGACCAGGGACAGCCGACCGGCTTCGCCGGCCGCCCCCCTCGCGTCGCCGCCCGTCGCAAAGGCGCCCGCCTCCTGCTGCCGCGCCACCTCCGGCGCGACCACCCGCTCGACGAACTCCCGCGCCGGCCCCGTGATCTGCTTGGCCAGCGACTGCTTCAGCGCGACCTGGCGGGCGAGCTCCTCCACGTCCTCGTCGGTCCCCAGGTGCCGCGCCGCCGGGTGCGTCCTCGCCATCGGCTTCGCCTCGCAGATGAAGGCCCCGTCCTCGCCGTACACGTAGACGCGCGACGGGTCCTGCCAGTCGTAGCGGATCGTCGCCCCCTGCCCCTGGCGCCCGAACAGCTCCGGCGCGTAGTAGCGCTGATCGCTCCAGGACACCTTGATGCCGTCCCGCGGGATGCGCTTGATCTCGTAGCTCGCCATGAGCACCCGCAGCCGGAAGCGCTCCTCCTCCGTGAAGCCGGGCCCCTTGCCCTCCGAGAACACCTGGAGCGGGCAGCGCCCCTTGAGGTGCCCCTGCTGGGGCCGAAGCGCGTACTCGTCCACCCAGGACGCGATCGCCCGGTGCGTCTCGAGGATCGTGGGCGCGCTCCCCTGGGTGAGCATCTCGTGCAGCTTGCGGTGCACGACCTCGTTGCGCTTCATGCGCGCCGGCTTATTGTCGATGCTGGTGCCGGAGTAGGTGGGGGCACGGCGCTCGAGCTCGGCGAACGTGCGGAAAAACCCCTCGATGGGCTTGGTCTCCGGATGGTACGGCCAGGCGAAGATGCTCTTGATCCCCAGGCGCTCGAACAGGCCCACCACCGGGGACTGCCGGAAGTCCGGGACGCCGGCGAAAAACTTGCTCCGAAACGCGCGCCCGTTGTCCAGGTAGACCACCTTCGGGAGCTTCCCCAGCGCCAGGATCGCCCGGTAGAGCGCCGTCAGGATCGACTGCGTGTTCTCGGACGGCATCAGGTCCCACCCGAGCGGGTAGTTGCTCTTCATCTCGTACCAGAGCACCAGCGTCATGCGACGCGGCTTGCCGGTCGCCGGGTGGAGGATCTCAAAGTTCGTCGTGTGTCCGTCGGCGAACAGGATGTCGCCAACGTCGATCCGGTCGTAGTCCCGGTTGACATGGAAGAGACAGGTTTCATTCAGGGCCTTCCAGCCCTCGCGGTAGAACACCCAGCGGGCCAGGTCCGACTTGCGGAACCGGTCGAGCCAGCGGCGCAGCGTGTCGTCCGACAGGTCGCACCCGTGCCCCTCCTGGCACATGCGACGCTTCGCCACCCGGATGATCTCGGCGTCCAGAAGGCGGTTCGGCACCAGGGCGACCTCCTCCAGGATCCGCTCCTGGGCGGGCGCGATCGCGTAGTCCCCGCGGCGGTGCGCCCCGCGCCGGTCCGTGAGCGTGAACGGGTCGTTGCCCGCTCGCCGCACCTTGAGGTCCCAGCGCTCGAGCGACTTGACGCTGATCGCGCCCAGCCGGCCGTACAGCTCCGACCAGGGGCCGGCGGCGCCCTGGTTGAATTCCAACACGAACGCCCGCTTGATCCCCGCGACCGACTCCCCCCTGGCCCGGCGCGCCGCCAGGGCGTCCCGGTACAGGCTCACCACCCGGCTCGTCAGCAGCGCCTGGGTCGCCTTCGCCTCGGGGATCGAGCACGGGTCCGCCGGCACATACGGCGTCAGAGCCTTCCCGTTTCGGCCGTTTCCGTTCGGCGGCTCCGGCATCGAAAACGACGGCGTCGTGAGCATCATCACCGGATCCTGGGCCGCCACCTGCAACGCCAGTTCCCGGTCCCGCAAATTGATCTTGAGCTTGATGTCGTCCGGGAGGCCTCGCCAGGTGTAATGCTTGGAGCACCCGCCGCGCGCGCACACCTCGTTGTACGGCCAGGACTCCTTCGTCGCCCGGATCCGGACGGCCCTGGCACTGATGCCGAGAAGCGCCGACAACTCGAGGGCGGTGTAAGCGTCGCGCATCGCTAGGCGGCCTTCCTATCTAATAGTGTTCTTATATAAGAGATGATCTTCGGGCTCCTGCGGCGGCCCGCCAGGACCGAGCAGACCATCGTCGGCGTGACGCCGAGCGCCCGCGCGATGTCGGCCTGCTTGATACCCCGGTAAACCAGCTGGGCCTTGATGCGTCGCAGCTCATTCATGGTCGATCTCCTGGAGCAGCTTCCTTCGGTGTCTGGAAAGCCGCCTCGTTTCCAGCTCCACCTGCGCCCACTCGAGCAACTGCAGCTCCCGCGCGTTGACCGCGGCGCCGCCCAGGGGCGCCAGCAGCGCGCCGATCGGCTCGACGCTCCCGGTCACGCGGCAAAACAGCGGCAGCAGTCCCAGCGGGACCTGGTTCGGCTTCGTTTCGGACACCCACGCGTCCAGGTTCGCCGTCGTGATGGTGCTCCCGCGCCCGCCCCCCAGCCCTTCGACCAGGGCGAGCTGCCTCATGGCGTCCACGATCTGCTCGCGGCTCAGCGCGCACCCCTTGATGCCCTCGCGCAT